TTTATTAAAAAGAGCAAGAAGCTCTATGATCGTAAACGAAATCGTAAACTCAATAAAGTGAGGTATGTATGACGTTAGATCTCTTAGAGAGAACAAAGAAACAACTAAAACGAAATCCTAAACTTAGGGAGGTATGTATGAAATCTAAATACATTGATTACTTGGAACTAACTGAAGAATTCGAAGAGGGCCTTAAGTATCTTCAACAGTACGGTCAAAAATCTTTCAATGATTCTAACGGCAACTGGGTTGAGATACAGACCTCTAAGCAACCAAATTTCTTTGACGATAAGGTCGAAGTTATTCCACATATAATAGAAACAGGTGTCTAATTTTAAAACTAATTCTAAACGAGATCTCGAACAAGATCTTATTGATTGTCAATTCATTAAAGATAAAGTAAGGAACGAAGATGGATATGATACAAGACTCTATGATGCTTTATGCAATACTAATTGGTATCATGATAATGATCTACATGGCGATGGGAGTAAGGATGACAGTTGGCATTGTAGTTGGCGTTATGCTGGGGGTGTGGTCGCAATACTCAAAGGTGGCGGAACAGATTATCTCGACTATTACTGCTCAGGTAATGAAGGACGTATCGCAACTGACATCGCTGATGATTTAAAAAAAATCGGATGGAGAGGAATTGAATATGACAATTAACCAATTGTACAGTGAGTTACAAGAGCAACAGGAAATTGCTAAACACGGTACCGCACATGATCAGCATGCCGCGATAGAAAGAATAAAAGAAATCGAAGACGAGCTAGATAAAGTATCGTTGCACGGATTAGAACCAGGTACAACAGAATACACAGAAACTGAACGTGTATTAATTAAAAGAATATGTGACGTAGAATTAGAAGATGATATGTTAGACAAACATATTAGAGGTTACAATTAATGGTTGACTTTTTTATTAAAGAATGTATAATATTGTTAAATTAAAAAAGGAGACAAATGGCTAGAGTGTACGACGAAGTAGGTGTTCATTTGAATAAGGGGCGTAAGAAAAAGTTTTCTGTTGCTCCAGGCATTACCTTTGAACGTGATGAGCCAGAAGGTGATGTTATTGTCGGTACAAAACGTGTAACAAGAAAAGTTAAGGTAGAAGAGTTTATTAGGCGTGAGTCTGCATTAGACAATGTGCCTGACAATTTTGTAGAACGTATGATGGCTAGTTCAGCAACAGGCGGTCAGGTTTCTACTAAGAAAGATGTAATAGTTCCAGAGGGCTTTGCAGTTAGCATTGCCTATAACAAAGGTGGTTATCAAGTTGTTCCTAAGGAAGATTTATGAAAGTAATTAAAATTTGTTATCCTAGAGTTAAAAAAACTTATACATACGACATCACGCAAGAGATGTTAGATAACATGGACTTTACATGGGACGAGTTTCAAAATGCTTTATCAGATGATGAGCATGAGAGATGGAACGAGGCAGAGGATGCTTTAAGTGAGATGTATCCTGAAGACTCAGAACAAGATGATATTGATGAGTGCGGTGACGGTGACTTTTATGAAATTGATTATGAATTTGAAGAGGAATTATGATTTGCAGACATTGTAATACAAGAAGTGCATTTTACACCGGTAAGTTTCATAGAAAAAAACATCCTATCGTAGGAGGCAATAAAGTGCGATGGGTCAAAGGTAGAAAACGACCCGAAATAAATTGTAGAAATTGCCAACGAGGATGGGTCCAAACACAATACGATATTGACTTAAATAATAGCATTAAGATATTCTAGTGGAAGATCGGGCAAAAGTAGGTTTCATTTGTACTAATGAAGGAGTGTCAAACGGAACAATAGGTGATTGGGTTTACGCTTCTTCGCTTCCAGAAAATTTTTATAAAATAACAGGTCAAAAAATTATTGATCTTAATAAAACTTGGGTTTTTGACTATAATCCATATGTTGATAGAGAATCTAAACCAAATAAAGTAATCGATATTAAACCAGCTTGGTTTCAATACAAGAGAAATGTTCCAGTAATGTATTCTTTTGCTGATAGTTTGATGGGTTTTTTAAGAACTACTGAATTACCTTATTGCAGGCATCCGAGATTTTATAGATATGAAGATGAAGATATTATTCCTAATAGATTAATTCTTCACATTACAGGTGGTAGCAAATCTAAAAATCCTCAAAGAATTATGAGTGATGAAGTAATACAGTTTGTACTTGACAAATACAAAATGTATGATATAATACAGATAGGTGGTAACTCAGATAAAAAAATTGAAGGTGTAATTGATGAAAGAGGCATTGACCTTTGGGATGTAGTTAAGTTGATGTCTTCTGCGGCAATATTTGTTGGAGTTGATTCTGGACCTTATCATATTGCCCAAGCATATCCAAGAATTAATAGAAAATTAATTGTAACAAAAGATCAATTTAAAAGTGATTGGCCAGCTGATTTTTATATATTAAATCCTAAACAAGATGTATCATATTGGTATGATTGGGATACAATGTTTTACAATGAATTTGACAGAGATGTGGGTTTAACTACCAGTTATTTAAAAATATAATGAAAAAACGAAAAGAACTAGAACAAGAATTAGGTACATTACTTAACGCTCCAGGAATGGAGCACCACCAACCGGGTAAAGATAAAGTAGATGCATTGGTAAAATATATGCCAGAACTATTTGATCCTTCCCCGATGGAACAATTAGAAACCTTAATCAATTCAATAAAAAAATGAAACTATTTGAAATTGAATTTATGGTTAACGATTGGTTTAGTGCAGTATCAGAAAAACAAATAATCAAGGCAAAAGATTTAGTAGATGCAACCGAACAAGCAAATTACTTTGCAGGCTTATGCGAAAAAGATTTGCGTATGATAGAAGGTGTTTCGGTTGTATCAGTAGAAGAAGTAGCCGAAGTTTAATTTGGGATGACATACTCAAAGACTGAGAGGTTCGTCACCTCATTCGGCTACTACAAATGCAATAAAATGAATGGATAGCATATTTAATTATAATTATACTCCTCCTACCATTCAAGAAATAGATTTAGGTAAACTTAAAGTATATAAGAAAAACAATTCATTTATATTACAAATAAATGATAAAATATGGACAACATATAATTATAAAAATCATCAAGATGCAAAAGAATTTTTCCTTCAATATTTTTTTGCAAAGGGACATGTAGTAACAACAGGATTAGGTCTTGGTGTTAAAGAAAATTGGTTGTTAACTAAACCTGAAGTAACAAAATTAACTGTAATAGAAAAACACAAGGAAGTAATAGATTATCATACTGCAATAAAATCTCCCTTAATTAATAAGGCAGAAATAATTATTGAAGATGCAAAAGAATATAAAGGAAAGTGTGATACGTTATTATTAGATCATTACGAAAAAGTCGATATAATAAATTTGTTAAATGAGATAAAAATTATAACAAAAAATATAAAACACAAAACTTTATGGTTTTGGTTATTAGAACAAATAATAATGTCAAAAAATATTAAAAGTAATAGTATTCATACGTTACCTGATATTTTAAAACATTATAAAGAATTAAGAAACAAATTAACTACACTACCTGATATAAAATCAGAAAATATTTTTAGAACTTTTATTAGTATAATGAACAATAAATAATTAAAAGGAGTTATTATGTTAGTATATTATCATTATTGGCGACAGGTATTATTTTACCTCATTTTTCCCCTTTAATGCGTCTGTGGTGTAACGGCTAACATAGGTGATTCCAAACCACCGGATCAGGGTTCGATTCCTTGCAGGCGTGCCAAACATGGGTAGGCTGAGCAAGAGTGAGCTCAACGGTCTGTAAAACCGCCGCATATGCTGTGAAGGTGCAAATTCCTTTCCTACCCACCATTTAAGCTAAATATAATTGATAATAAATACGTTTATAATAACGAAAGGTAATCTATGGATCTGTTCGCATTTGATGAATTAATAATGTATGCGGTAGTAGTGTTTTCATCATTCTTCGTATTTCTTTTTAATTACAGACAAGATCATAAAGAAAAATATCAGGGGAGAATATTTTTAATTATATTTGATCTGTTTATTAACTTAGGAATGGCGGTTACGGGCTACTTGCTTATTTCGATAGTGTTTTCGAATGTTCCACAATTACAACCTTTCGCAAGTTATAAGTACCCAGTAGGTTTCTTATTTGGATTAACATCCAATGTAAGTATACCTATAGTACTAAAGTGGTTCCAAGGACAAATAACTAAAAAACTTGCCGAATTTGGCAAAAAGTAAATTAGATAGGAAACATTAATGGCGCAAGCACCAAAAAAGAAACCCGAAGACACAGGGTCAGTTCAAGCCACAGTAAAAAATAATGGCGAGGAAGAAGTGAAATTTGAACCTGTCAAACAAATTGAAAGTGATACATTTAATACTATTAAGAGTATTAAAACCTTTATCTTTGTTACGATCGGTATTTTAGCCTATCTGGTTTTTATGGTTATTCCTGACATGGACGAACAAATCCAATGGATTGGACGAGATTTAAATGCAGTACTAACACAAAGCGAACGGTATAAGGCAGCTACGAGAGTATTCGCTAAAGGTAATGCATGTGCGGAATGCCATTTAGATCCGGACCATTTAATTCATAATTTGCAGTCCAAATATCCTAGTTTTGCAGATTTAAAAGGATTCATGTCAGTTGGCCACCAAAAGTATTGGACAGCGGCACAACCTGTAGCAGATGCAGAACTTATGGAAGTCTATAGGACATTGAAATAATGGTTGTAGTAGGCAAAATTATTGCCGCTCTTGTTTTTTTAATTTTAACATCTACAAGCTCGGCAGGATCAGACACAATTAGAGTAGAAGCAAAATTCACCTTACGTGGTTTTCTAGACATCGCCCAAATGATGGAAGATGCTGGATATACTAACAGAGGTGAATTTCTTGCGGCAATGGAAAGAGCCGCAGGCAGATATGATTGGGACAGAGATGTAGATAAAGACTCTGTCTTTGAGGTGGAGCCTCCACCTGGTTGGGTATTGAAAACAGAAAGTTTTCCTGAAGAAGAAGTAGGTCCTACTATAGAAATAGAACCTACACCAATACCAACAGTAACTCAACAAGAATACGATAAACTTAAAGAAGAACTAGCAGCACTCAAAGAAAAACATAAAAAGCACGAACAACCTGGTTACTTAATGGGTCCTGAATACACTCCTGCATACGGACAAACTATAGATCGTATTGTAGAAAGAGGAAATGTTATTTGTGGCACATATAACGAAACTCCTGGTTTCAGTGATAAAATAGGAGACTGGGAAGGGTTTGATGTTGATATATGTACTGCCGTTGCTATTGCTATATTTGGTGAACCAAACATAGAATTTATAGCAATAAATGGAAAAACAAGATTCGAAAGATTATTTGATGGTACAATAGATATTTTAAGTGCAACAACTACTTGGACTTATAGTAGAGAAGTAGATTGGAAAATCGAATTTATGCCAACTACATACTATGACGGACAAGGCTTTATGGTTCGTAAAAGTTTAGGTGTTAAAAGTGCAAAAGACTTAACAGGTGCAAGAGTATGTTACGGCGAGTCATCAACTGCCGCACAGAATATCAAAGACTTCTTTGAGTTATGGCAAGTGCAATATAAACCCGTACCAGTACCTGCTTCGGACGAAGTATTTAAGTATTACATAGACGGCGATTGTGATATGTATGGCACAGATCGTTCAGCATTAGCAGGACGAAAGTCGACCTTTAGCGATCCCGAAAATCATGTAATACTTCCTGAGATTATCTCAAAGGAGCCATTAGGGCCAGCAGTAAAGTATGGTGATTCTAAGTTTTCTGCTATTGTAAGATGGACAATATATAGTTTATTATTAGCAGAAGAATTAGGTATTACACAAGATAATATCGGAGACTTCTTAGAGCATAGTAATCCTACCATTCAAAGGTTTATGGGCGAACGCAATGGCGACCAACCTGGTTCGGATAACTTAGGAGTTAAGTTAGGACTTCAACGATATTGGTCAGTCAACATCATAGAACAGTTAGGAAACTATGGTGAAATATTTGAAAGGCATATCGGTAAAAGTACACCATTAGGACTTGACAGAGGAGTCAATAGATTGTATACTAATGGTGGCGTGTTATACGCACCTCCTCTAAAATAATATATAATGAAATTAAAATATGCTATATTAATACCAATGCCTGAGGTTATGATACCTCAAATATTATTTGAGCAATGGATGAATGTGCAAGAATGGATATCATCTAATAATATATCTGCAAAAATATTTCCTTATGTCGGAACTTACCATATAGAAGCAAGAAATCATTTATGGACAAATGGGCAAACTATGTTTGATCCTTATAAATTTGCAAATGAAGTTGAATGGTTTGTTAATATAGATGCCGATCAAAGATTTAGACATGATCAATTAATAAGATTATTAGAATATGACAATCCGTTTGTTAGTGGTTGGTATTTACGACGAGCCCAAGATCCTGTTAACACAATAGGTTATAAAAGTTATCCTGGTTATGAAATAATACCAGAAGAAGAAATGTATAAAAAAACAGATCCTTTTTATGCAGATTGGATTCCAGGAGGATTTTTTAAAGTACATACAGATATTGTTAAACAGTTAGAATATCCTTTTTGGAAACACGATGTAGAATATATAGATGAATTTCAAACATCAACCTTTTTATCTGAAGATCTTTCTCTCTGTAATATGATAGAAAAAATTACAAAAATAAAACCGTTAGTACTACCTGATCTAAAAGTAGGACATGTAAAATGGATAACAATATAGCGCCTGTTATAACAGTCAAAGACAATAAAGTATGCATCAACGGCATATCGTTTGAACATCACGAACTTCGTGAACTAAAAGAATACTTACAAAAAATAGGAGCAAAAGAAGCATTATATAATCCATCGGATGATGATGAAGCGGAATTGCTAGAAGAAATTATTGTAAAAATGGCGGAAATAACTCCGGAAGCGTCTGGACAAGATATACCGTCATATTACTTAAATTAGGAGAAAATATGAGAGTAGTAATAGGATCAGATCATGCAGGATTTCTTTTAAAAAAGCATTTTATGAAACACCAACCTTTACTAACTAATAATAGAGATACTATAATCGACGACATAGGTTGCCATTCAGAAGATAGTGTACACTATCCTGATATTGCAAAAATAGTCACAGAAAAAATAGCAAATGAAGATGCAGATTACGGTATATTAATATGTGGGACAGGTATAGGTATGAGCATAGCAGCTAATAGGGTTAGTGGAATTCGTGCTGCATTATGCCATAGCCCTTTTACCGCCGATATGTCAAGACAACATAATAATGCAAATATATTATGTTTAGGTGCAAGAGTTTTACAACCAGATGAAGCAATTAACATCACCCAAGTATTTTTTAAATCTGAATTTTTAGGTGGCAGGCACGATGTTAGGCTTAAAATAATTAATTAAGGAGATAATGGACTATAGATACAATGAAGGCGCAATTATAGATGAATTGCGTGATTACGTTAATAAAACTTATGGCGAACACTACGCCACAGAAGGGTTTCAAATACAAGACGTATTTGATCACTTACATATTGCAGAGCCTTTTTGCAGAGCAAATGCAATAAAATATCTTTATCGTTTCGGAGACAAAGAAGGCAAGAACAAAAAAGACTTGCTAAAAGCATTACATTATACTATACTATTATATCATTTTAGTGGAATGGACGAATGAATATATTTAAACTAGACAGAAACGCTAAGAAGGCAGCTGAGTATCATTGCGATAAACATGTTGTTAAAATGCTTATCGAATACGCTCAGTTGATGTCTACTGCTCATAGAGTACTAGACGGCAAACAATGGTATGACAAGACTGCTAACAACAGAAAAATTAAGAGATGGCAACATCCTAGCATGGACAATCGATTATATTTGGCTACACATGTTAATCATCCTAGTGGTATATGGACTAGAGCAAGTACTGACCATTACAATTGGTTATATGACTT